ACAAGTGTTTGTCTAGTCTTTGTAGCCTCTTTGAGAAGGGTTTCAGTTGCGATGGCGATGCCGCCAATTAATTTATCGTTAGTCTGCTGTCGTATTTCTTCTCTTGTCGTCATACTCATCGCTAGTTTTTGTTGTTCGGCGGTGCCCATAGCTTGTAGATCAGAAGTACCCTTCAAAAATCTTTGTAAGTCTGCGCCTTTGTCGCGGTTAACCAAGGCTCTAATTGTACCGACGTCGGTCCCTAGAGTTTTGGCCAACTCTCTTAGAACTGCCCTTTGACCCAAGTCGCTCATGCCTCTAATTCTATCGCCAACTGCTGCAACTTGGCCGGCTATGTATTGCATTCTTTCTGGCTGACTCATCAAAGTCGCTTGTACAGCATCGAAGGAACCTCCCAAGTTTGAGAGGAGCATGTTCAATCTTCCACCAAACTCAGCACCTTCCTCTAAAGTCTCAAATTTGTCAACCATGCTGGTCAGTTGTCCAATGTCGGTACCGAACCTGCGAGAGATTTGTTGAAAAATAGTAAACTTTTTTAGTGCTTTATCGGGATCTAACTCAACAAAGAAGTCTTTTATGTTGCCGTTAAAGTCTCTAAATACTTTACTAAACGGCTGACCTGTATCTCTAGCAAACTTCAACAGCCTTCTAGAAAACTTTTCAGCGCCGAGTCCACTAATCCCAAAACCTTTATCTAGGCTGTTAATCAAGTCTGTGCTTGCTTGAATATCTATTCCAAATCTTTGATTAACGGCTGCCAATCTTGTTAGTGCTTTTTCTTGGTTACCAAAGCCATCAGCAACAAGAACGTTCAACCTTCTTCTGAAATCTTCTGTAGTTAAGTTTAATGTCTTTAGAGTTACACCAAAACCCATCAAAGCATCTTGTTGCCTTCTTAATGATGTTATAAATCTTCTACTATCTTGAACTGCTAATCTTTCAAGACCTATTCTCAAGTCTTCAACTTTTGTAGCTTGATCAGCAAATGCCTTAGTTAAAGTGGCCATGGCCCCACCAACATTGGCTCCAAGCAAATTTTTGCCAACGCTAAGGGCGGCTTTTTCAAATTCGCTCATACCCCCAGTTGCAGCGTTCAACTCTTGCAGCAAGCTTCCAAAGCCGTCACCTAAGCCTTTAGCTGCTGATGAACTAGAACGAGCGGAAGTTTTAAATCCTTTAATCGTCCTAAAACTTTCATCGCCAACTTGTTGTCTAAGCTGTGAGTCTGTGATCCTGCCAGACAAATACCGGCGAATTATACCAACATCAACTTTAGCCATTAAAAAATACCTCTATGTAATTAGAGGTTTCATTCACTTTTCTTTTGTTCTTCAAAGTGTTTAACCAGCCTTTTAAATGACCAATCCCTCAAATTAACCGGAAACGAGTACAATTCTGTGAATGAAAAGCCGCTATGCATAACGAGCATAAACATCTGTTCGTAGACGTGATTCATGTGTTCAGTCGTCAGACCAAAAAAAGTTTGTCCCTACTGGGACACCTCCCTTGTTCTCGTGGCCACACTCGGTGCAGCTATGAACATAGGTGAAATCAACATCTGGTTTCATATTTTCGTATTGCTTCTTTAAAAACCTTGAATCTTTTACCAGCATCTGCGAAGCAAACGATGCTATAAAATTTGAATCAGTGTTGCCATCGATAGCCACAATCATAACACGATGCAATTCTGATGTCTCTGATACTTCAAGTCCATGTTTTGTTCTCATTTCGACTTGTTGGGCCACTCTTTTTAGATCTGCACTTGTAGCGATTTTAAACTCAACCATCTTTTTAGTAACTGGAAGTTCCACAGTAAGAGTGTTACTACTAGAAATTTTTGACAAATCAATATCAACTGATTTTAACTCTGATAAATTTATAGTGTGTTCAAAATCGGTGAAGCAATTGTCGCAAAGGGAAGTGAAGCTGTAATCCTCACCATATGAATTTTTTCTAGCATTAATAATAATTGCGTTTTTATCACCGGGAAAGATCGTATCCGCGTTTATTCTGTCCACCACAATGCTTTCAATTAATTTATCAAACAACACACCAGCTTTTGCGTAATTCTGGTTTGCGAGGATATCTTCCTCTTTCGTTGTCATGTAGCGCACTTCCACCTTGGCTTTGTCTTTCCATAGATGCCCTTCAGGATAAAGCTTGCCGGCGGATGGCAATTCAACATAGTCCGTAGGCACTTGATAACCGGCTGTTTGTGCTGGTGCCGTCATTGGTGATGGTGGTGGCGTAGGTGCAGGTGTACCAACCATCTTCTCCTCCTGTTGCTTCATAAATTTCTCTAGAAGCTCAGGAGGGATTTGAGTTCTACCCTCATTATTTCTCATTTAAACCTCTTAAGTTGAGCCTAATTCTAATCTGGCCCAATCATATTGTATCGTAAGTGCGACATCTGTTAAGGAATCATCTGAATAAGTATTGTCGCTAAACTTAATTCCTGTGATCATACCGTTGTATATTGTCCAAGTTTCAAAAATAGAGCCATCTGGCCTAACTGAAACAATCTTTAAATCGCCTAGCGCTCTTTTCAAATTTTCTTTAGACAAGTTTCTTGTTCCATATGGTGTTGCGCCACCGTCTATAATATCATCTGGGTAATAATATGCATGAGCCAATAGCTTATTCATTAAATTATTGCCAACTGAACCCACAGTTTGACCACCAAAAATCTCTTTCACCGTTAGACTTATTTGTTCCCACTTCACTCTTACTGGGTAACGTACAACATGATCTAACAATATGTACTCTTGTGTTTCAATAGCGTATGATGGTCGGTCAATTCGGCTAATGTACGCGGCTGGAATATCATTTACTAAAACAAGAAAGCGAAACTTTTGTTGTGCGTTTATGAATAAGTCTTCATTGAATAATTGTGCCTGACCATTGAAAGTTGTATACTTATCAATGTTAGCTAATGTTGAAGTCCCAAAACTTTTATAAACATTTCCCATCTAAATATAATTAGTTGGATAGTGAATTATTCAGCGGGGCTGAAGGAATCTAACTCGGCCCAATCATATCTTAGACCTAAGTTCAACTCAATCAAGCCCTCATCACTGTAACTCATTTGATTGTATGTTACAGACTTGACCCAAACATTGTTAAGTCTCCAAGTCTCGATTGTTTCACCATCTGTATTAAGAGTGTCGATTGTGACCTGACCTAGTTGATCGATAAAATTAGACTTGCCAAGCGACTTTCTTAAGAAGTTGGGATCGGATGGTGATCCATTAAAGTCGCTTGGAAAAACGTAACCTGCATTTTTTACTAAGTCTAAAAGTCTTTTAGAAACATCGGGATCAATAGGATCAACTAGTGTAACACCAATCTCATTCCATGTGACTCGACCGGGGAAATAAAAGTTATGAACCAAGAACTCGTGTGTTGCTTCGCCAACCGTGACAGAAGGTCTATCAGTTGTCTTAACAACGTAAGCTGGGATGCCTGCGATGTTAAGAATAAATTTAAATTTTCTTTTCGGTTCGGTTAGTGGGTTAGCCCATACTGGAATTGCTGTAGCCATTTATTTTATTTCTCCTAAACTTAAATAGTTTGTCTCTAAATTAATCATCAAATGATGCTCCAGTGTTCGTGATGATGAAGTCTAGAGCGATAAACTCGATTGCTCTGGCAGGTTTAATGAACAACTTCGCATACAAGATATTCTGATCGATTAGATCAGGTGTAGTGGTTGTTTCGTCAAGTACCAGTTTGTAATCGGTTAAACCGAACCTTGTCTTAACATCATTCAAGAATGGAGTAGCCTGATTCTTGAAGTTACTCCAAGTGTCTGGAACGTTTGGTTCGAATAGAACTCCGTTTGCGATTCTTGAAACTCCTCTTTTGAGGAAAACCAACAATCTGCGAACGTTAATTCTGTCTAAGGCTGAACTCTCAACCTGTAGAGTTTTCTGGCCAAAGATTACAACACCCTCATTTGGGAATGTTGCAATTGGGTTAACGTTGATCTCATATAGATCATCGCGGTCGTCTTTGAACAACTTAAGGGCTGTAGAGACGACTGGCAAGCCTGAGACGCCAGATGACAAGCCACCACGATTAAAGCCGGCTGGGGCGAACCATGGGGCTTGTACGCGGTCTGTGTAAGACATTGCACCCAATGCAGCGATTGATGGTGGGACAAACACGTCTCTGGCGTTAATGTTATCACGGATCTTGACCCATGGGTAGTAGGTTGAAGCGTAGCTTGAATTGTACTTACGG